CAGCTGCTAACATGGCGGGGAATTATCCATCGAATAAATCCTTTGTGATTATTGGTAAGCTTGAGGACAAGTTTACAAGTGTAGAATTTTCAGCTACTGTTGCAACTGAAAGCGTAGTAATGTCCTATGATAAGAACGGCCGTGTAGGTATTGGTAAGGTTGCAGAATTTGGGAAACCAGGTTCATTGGATGTTTTAGGAGATATCTATGCTAATAATCAACCTATCCAGCAATATCAGTTAACTGGTAATAGCGGTGGACCGCTTTGGTTCGATGGAAATCCTAATGTAACTAACGCGAATTTGGTTGATAAGCCTGGCCAGTATTATATTGATCGAACAGCTAGAGGAAATCCAAATGGGCAGTGGGGCTATCTGTTCCACTATAGCAACTACGGAAAGAACACAGATGGGTATAAAGAGGCTATTCAGTTATTCTATGGGAATAATGGGCAGGTCTATTTCAGACATCACAGATGGTCTAAGACTATTGACGATTGGGAAGATTGGGTAGAATATGCTACAAAAGATGATATTGCAAGGCTGACTCAAATCCCACCTTGGCAAAATCTAGTACTTGCAAATGGTTGGAATCATCATCAACAGTACAACAATGTACAATATTCTAAGTCATTTGATGGCGTGGTTTATTTGAGAGGTTCAGCAAACAAAGGAAAAACAACTAATGAGACAGTGATAGGTACTTTGCCAGTCGGATTCAGGCCATCTCAATCTCTATATGTCTTAGCTCTTAACAATAGCTATACAGTAGCTATTTTAGGTATTTACTCAAATGGGAACATTGTTATTAAGAATAATGTGGATTCTACATGGCTCAACTTTGACAACATATCATTCAAAATTTAAGGAGGAAATATGAAACTAGAATATGGCTCAAAAACACAGGAATTTGATGCAAGTGGAACAGCATCATCTACCAAGGTCACACTTGTCAACTCAAATGGTGCTATCGTACCTATCTTGTTACCTGCTGATAAAATCAGCTTATCAAATAGCGAACTTTTTGAGTTAGCTCTTGAGGCTCTTTATCAAGAGAATTTCCCAAACCGTGCTGAAAATGAGAAATTCAACCAGGTGGATGCGCAGCTCAAGCAAAATAAGGAAATGGCAACTAAGGTAGAGCAAGCAGCCGTAGAGAATAAGGAAAATCTTGACACGGTATCATCTATCACTGAGGTTCTGATCGCTTTGGCTATTTCTCAAAACGGAGGCATGCCTACTCATGCTTACAATAAAGTGGCTGGGTTTATTAAGCCACTTGTGAAGAGCACACGCTATGCAAATGGTGACATCGTGGCTATGCCTTATCCGTTTGATACGAATCCAAAATGGCCAAGTGGAACCAAGACTATCTTTAAGTTCCAGATGCAAGTTACTGAGGGCTACACTTGGAAAGAGCAGTCGCTATCTGATATGCTGCAGCAAGGTGTATTGACCGTGGTCATGCCACGCATTGAGTAAGGGGGATTTTATGTCATGGTCTGAAATAATCGAGAAAATGATACATGCGATCACTCAGCTAGCCCCCACAATTGGAGTTGTTGCGACTGGTTGGTTCGGCATGCGAGCCAGTAAAGCAGGTCACCTCAACCAAGAACAGTTCAAGGAGCTGAAGGGGGAATTGAGCACGATCCACGCTATCGGCGAGGAGAACAAGCAAAATATAACTGAAATCAACAACAAGCTAGCTGTGCATGATGAAGCACATCTAGCTACTATGTATTTACGGCTTGAGCGTGATATTACTGTCGCTCTCAAGCGTGGTTATACAAGCGTTCACGAGTCGGATATTATCCACAAAATGCACTCAAGTTACAAAAAACTAGGTGGGAATGGGCGCATCGATGCCCTGTTTAACAAATTTGTAAATTTAGAAATCACGGAGGAAAATACACATGCAACAAATTAATGAAATTATCACAAACGGAGCAGTAAGCATTGCAATTATTTTGCTTGGTATCGCAGTTAAAGCGGTCAAGGAGTACCTCATTAAAGAGGGTGGTGAAAAGACTGTCAAAATCGCTGAAATTCTAGCTAAAAATGCAGTCAATGCAGTTGAGCAGGTAGCAGCTGAGACAGGCTATAAAGGTGATGAAAAGCTGGAGCAAGCTCGTGATAAAGTCCGAGCTGAACTTACAAAATACAACATCAGCATGACTGACAAGGATCTAGACACCTTTGTTGAGTCAGCCGTGAAGCAGATGAATGACGCTTGGAAAGGATTAGATAATGGTCAAAATCATCAATAATACAATTTTTAATGGTATCGCTGGCTCACGTCCGACTGAGAAGCCCAAATACTACATCATGCACAATGATGCTGGTTCTATGAGCGCTGAAAGCTATGTGGACTGGTTGCAATCGCGATATGATAACGGTCGCTCTGATCTTGGTTTCGCTCATTACTACATCACTCGTGATACAATCGCTCGCGTTGAAGATACATATAATGGCACTTGGTCTGCTGCTAACTACGATGCTAACATGAACTCTCTTAGCTATGAAGTATGCCAGCAGTTAAGCGCATCAGATGCCGAGTTCATTGAAAATGAAAACATGGTATTACGCCAAATGGCTGAGGATATGACTTATTATGGTGACACTCCGAACTATTCAAACATCAAGTTTCACAATGAATTTTCTAGCACATCATGCCCTGCTCGTTCCCTTGAATTGCACGGTGGCTACAATGACAGCTTGCGTGACTATGTGATTGATAAAATCAAGCATTATCAATCCCTTGGCTCGACTGCCCAAGAAATGCTTGATAATGAGGGTAATCAGGAAGGTTGGAAGAGAAATTCAACTGGCTGGTGGTATGTCAATGCAGATGGAAGCTATCCAACGAACAAATGGCAGAAGATCAACAATGTCTGGTATTACTTTGATAGCAATGGTTACATGAAGGCTAACTCATGGCACAAGCATTCAGATGGGGACTGGTATTACTTCCTACCAAATGGCACTATGGCCACTGGTTGGGTGCTTATCAGTAACAAGTGGTACTACTTCAAAGAAGATGGTAAGATGGCCACTGGTTGGGTTAAGTACAAGGAACATTGGTATTATCTCGATGCTAAGGATGGAGATATGAAATCCAATCAGTTTGTCAAGTCTGCAGACGGAACAGGTTGGTACTACCTCAAACCAGACGGCAGCATGGCAGATAAGCCAGAGTTCACGGTAGAGCCAGACGGCTTGATTACTACTAAATAATCTTAAAAATAAAATGAAAGGAAAACTTTTCTAAAATGTTTATCTACCTCACAGGATTCGTTCTTGTGGGGATTTTTTCGTTAAAAAGAGCGAGAAATATTGACTTTTTTAAAGAAAGATGTCATAATTGAATTGGAAAAAACGTAAAAGTACCTCTTTTCTCGTTATCCCGACTTCCAAAATGTCGTTAAACCGCTCGGAGATCCATGGTGACATGGACACATAGTAGTAAGCACGCTATGTGGCTTGGCAGAGCTAAAAACTGTTCCCTTGCGATAAGCCTAATAAGCACAACATAGGGAGTTAGAGAAGCGACTCTAATCATCCACTTTGGGCAGTAGTGAGAACTGCCCCGTGCTTTTTTATTTTGAGAAAATATGGAGTTTGTCGTTGGAATTACTTGATTGTGTTTTAGATTATCAAGAAAAGTTCGATGGAAAAACATGTCAAGTATCAACGAATTATAAGCATTTAGAGACTTTCGAAGTAGATTTTTGCTTGACTGATTTACATCACTTATTTGGCTTGCACAAAATCACACGAGATTATGCTAGTCAAACAATACCTGATATTCAAGCTGGTGTTTTTATTTTGGAAGAATATAAAAATAACCCCATGTATAATGATGTTATAGAAAGGATATCTTTGTATAGCTTTATAGGGGATATCTTCTACTCTAAGATAACAAGTTGTTGTATTGTAGCTAAGGATTTATCTAAAAATACTATGAAATTGGACGTCATATTTTTTGAAGATAGAAACAAAAGATCCGCAATTTTAGGTCTACGAAGAGATAAACGCGGAGTATTTAAACCGGTTACTCTACATTTTACAAGCGCTAAAAAATATGCTAAAGTTCGTAAAACAGATGTGAAAGCAATTAAGTGGTTATAAACACTCACCGCAGGCTCAGGCTTGCGGTTTTTTGTTTGTCTGAATCAAGAAAACATCTAACCAACCGACATCAATGTCGGTAGCAAAATAAATGGTTTGCCTGAAAAATTGACTTGTTGACGTTAACAAAATTAGAGTTTGTATTTCTATTTTGCAAAAACACGCATTTTGAACGATTAGAAACCCAAATTACAATCCTATTGTTCAAAAAGGCGTTTTCTTGAAGAATAGAGAGGAGAATGGCAGGGCATTATTGTCAAAAACGGTGTTTTGTAAAAATAAAAACAGTGACCGAAATCACTGCTTATTGTTATCATGGTTTTTGCCCCAAATCTGCCCCAAAAAACTCATTTTTTTATATTTTTCAATCGTTTTTCTTTTTATAAAAACCATAAATAACAACAAATCAGAAAGACTGATATATACTATTATGTTTGCAGGGGGCATGTCATTAGATACTAAAAACCGCTCAGCCGAGCGGTTTTCGTCTATTTATTCCTTTTACAGTACCCATGTACGGATAGCATGGGCAACGCCGGATTCATCGTTAGATTTAGTGATGTATTTGGCGATTTTTTATTCAAAAAAATGTGCTTTGAGTGATTAGAAATCAAAACTTAATTCTATTATTCAAATAAGTATTTGTATAAAGAGTAGGAAGCGAAAAAGTGTTAGTTTTTATTAAAAACGGTATTTTGTTAAAAATAAAAGCAGTGGCCGAAATCACTGCTTATCAGATGTAGCAAATTCATAAAGTTTTTCTGCTGTTAGAAGCGCTATTTTGTCCATGCTTGTTTTTCCTTTTCTGAGGTCAGAAACGGTAGTCCATGGTACACTGGCACCTTGCGAAATAGCAGAACTGGATATAGAACTGTTTAATAATTATTGAATATCTTTTCTCATCCTATTTGTCCTTTTTATTTTTTAGATAAATGTATACATTGATTGCAATTATAAAAATAGCTATTGCACTAACCATTGTTTTTCCTCTTTTCGTTTGATAAAATAGAGGTATGAGGGGCTTTCACCCCTACCTCTTAGCGTTTACCTTTTCTTTTGCGGGACTCGGGTTTACGCTTTTTGTCTTGCCTTGCTACTGTATGACGGTCACTAGACTTACAACAGCAGTTACTGCTTCAGGAATATTATCTATTACCTTTCCAAGTTAGGGAATACAGTCTTTTGTTTAAGTTTCTTATCTTGATTATATCGTATCATGGCCTAGAAAGGAAGTCAAAACTTTTGATGAAGGTTTTTAAAATATTTTTGGACTAAATGTATCTTCAAAAATATTTTTATATATTTATTTTTTTGTACGGAATGATTGAAGTTAAGAGATATAGTTATCACAAAGATAGAGAAAAATGTTCCATATAATTGTAGATAATGATTTGATTTTTTAGGAAGTAAAGAGTAAAATTTAATTAATATGATGATTAGTTAGGAGTGTAATGATGAATGGTTTAGTTTTAGGTTTAGATATTGGTATTGCTTCAGTAGGTGTAGGTATTCTAAATAAAGATACTGGCGAGATTATTCATGCGAATTCTCGTCTTTTCCCAGCTGCAACTGCAGATAATAATGTTGTAAGAAGAAGCAGTAGACAAGGTAGACGATTAAATCATAGGAAAAAACATCGTAGTGTTCGACTTAAGGATCTATTTGAATACTATGATTTGTTAACTGATTTTTCTAAGGTATCCATTAATCTTAATCCATATCGACTTCGTGTAGATGGATTGAATCAGCAACTCACGAATGAAGAATTGTTCATTGCTTTAAAGAATATTGTTAAGAGACGTGGAATTAGCTATTTAGATGATGCTTCTGAGGATGGTGGTGCAGTTTCTTCTGATTATGGTAAGGCAGTTGAGGAAAATAGAAAATTACTTGCTGAACAAACGCCTGGTCAAATCCAACTAGAGCGTTTCGAAAAATATGGTCAGGTAAGGGGGGATTTCACTGTTGTGGAAAATGGTGAGAAGCGCCGATTAATCAATGTTTTTTCAACATCTGCATATAAAAAAGAAGCTGAAAGAATTCTAAGAAAACAGCAAGAATATAATAATCAGATTATGGATGAGTTTATAGCTGATTATTTAACAATTCTTACGGGTAAAAGAAAATACTATCATGGACCAGGTAATGAAAAATCACGAACGGATTATGGACGTTTTCGAACTGATGGTACTACCTTAGATAATATTTTTGGTATTTTAATCGGTAAATGTACATTTTATCCTGAGGAATACAGAGCTTCTAAAGCTTCCTATACTGCTCAAGAGTTTAATTTGCTAAATGATTTAAATAATTTAACAGTTCCTACAGAGACCAAGAAACTGAGTGAGGAACAAAAGAAAACAATCGTTGAATATGCAAAGTCGGCGAAAACATTAGGGGCTTCAACCTTATTGAAATACATTGCTAAAATGATTGATGCTTCAGTAGATCAGATACGTGGTTATCGAGTTGATGTAAACAATAAACCTGAAATGCATACTTTTGAAGTCTATCGAAAAATGCAGTTGCTAGAAACAATTCCAGTTGGAGAATTTTCTAGAGAAGTTCTAGATGAGCTTGCTCATATTTTAACTCTAAATACTGAACGAGAAGGTATAGAAGAAGCGATTAATACAAAGTTAATGGATGTATTTAGTCAAGACCAAATACTTGAATTGGTTCAATTTAGAAAAAATAATAGTAGTCTATTTAGTAAGGGATGGCATAATTTTTCTCTTAAACTCATGATAGAATTGATACCAGAACTCTATGAAACTTCAGAAGAGCAGATGGCAATTCTAACACGATTGGGTAAACAAAAATTTAAAGAAACATCAAAAAGAACTAAGTATATTGATGAAAAAGAAGTAACAGAAGAAATCTATAATCCTGTGGTAGCAAAGTCTGTCAGACAGGCCATAAAGATAATCAACGAAGCAACTAAAAAATATGGTATCTTTGATAATATTGTTATCGAAATGGCGCGAGAAAATAACGAAGAAGATGCTAAGAAAGATTATATAAAACGTCAAAAGGCAAACCATGATGAGAAAAATGCTGCTATGGAAAAGGCTGCATTCCAATACAATGGAAAAAAAGAGTTACCAGATAGTATTTTTCATGGGCATAAGGAATTGGCTACTAAGATTCGTTTATGGCACCAGCAGGGAGAGAAGTGTCTCTATACTGGGAAGAATATTCCAATTTCAGATTTAATTCACAATCAGTACAAGTACGAAATTGATCATATTTTACCTCTATCTTTATCGTTTGATGATAGTCTATCTAATAAAGTATTGGTTCTAGCTACAGCAAACCAGGAGAAGGGGCAGCGAACACCGTTTCAGGCATTAGACAGTATGGATGATGCTTGGTCATATCGTGAGTTTAAATCATATGTAAAAGATTCTAAATTATTAGGTAATAAAAAGAAAGATTACCTTTTAACAGAAGAAGACATTAGTAAAATTGAAGTGAAGCAGAAGTTTATCGAACGGAATTTAGTTGATACTCGATATTCCTCTCGCATTGTTTTAAATGCTCTACAAGATTTTTACAAAGCCCATAAATTCGATACAACTATTTCGGTGGTACGTGGACAATTTACCTCTCAGCTAAGAAGAAAGTGGAGGCTTGAAAAGTCTCGTGAGACTTATCATCATCATGCTGTTGATGCCTTAATTATTGCTGCTTCAAGTCAATTAAGGTTATGGAAAAAACAAGCTAATACCCTAATTTCTTATAAAGAGGATCGATTTGTTGATTCAAAGACAGGCGAAATTATTTCGTTAACTGATGATGAATACAAAGAGTTAGTGTTTAAAGCTCCTTATGACCATTTTGTTGATACATTAAGTAGCAAGAAGTTTGAGGATAGTATACTATTTTCTTATCAAGTAGATTCAAAATTCAATCGAAAAATTTCAGACGCTACTATTTACGCAACAAGAAAAGCAAAATTGGATAAAGATAAGTCTGAAGAAACTTATGTTTTAGGTAAGATTAAAGATATCTATAGTCAATCGGGATATGATGCTTTCATTAAAATTTACAATAAAGACAAGAGTAAATTCTTAATGTATCACAAAGATCCTCAGACGTTTGAAAAGGTAATTGAAGAGATTCTAAGAACCTATCCTTCAAAAGAATTTAATGAGAAGAATAAAGAAGTTTCTTGTAATCCTTTTGAGAAATACAAACAAGAAAATGGACCAATCCGTAAGTACAGTAAAAAAGGCAATGGACCAGAAATTAAAAGTCTAAAATATTATGATAAAAATATTCCTGAATCATTTATTAACATAACTCCTTCTAATAGTAAAAATAAAGTAATCCTACGTCAATTAAATCCTTGGAGAACAGATGTCTATTTTAATCATCAGACGGAGAAGTATGAGTTGCTTGGATTAAAATATGCAGATTTACAATTTGAAAAGAAGACTGGAACTTATTCTATAACTATTGATAAATATAATGAAATTAAAGAAAAAGAAGGAGTGAGCGAGCATTCAGAATTTAAATTCACCTTATATAAAAATGACTTGCTTTTGATTAAGGATACGGAAATTAAGGAGGAACAAATTTTTAGGTTCTTATCTAGAACAATGCCAAACCAAAAACACTATGTAGAATTAAAACCTTATTATAAAGGAAATTTTGAAGGCAAAGAAAGAATTAAAGTGTTTAATACGACATCTAATGGACGCTGTTTAAAAGGATTGGGAAAGAAAGGACTCTCTATTTATAAAATTAAAACAGATGTTTTGGGTAATAAACATTTTATCAAAAAAGAGGGTGAGAAACCAAAACTCAAATTTTAAAAAATATTTAAAAAAGAGTTGCAAACGCTTGTAAGATGTATTATAATAGTAACTGCAAGGGACGCCTTGCACAGTTACTTAAATCTTGCAGAAGCTACAAAGATAAGGCTTCATGCCGAATTCAACACCCTGTCATTTATGGCTGGGTGTTTTCGTTTTGTGAAAGAGGAAAATACGATGACTTGGAGAATTGTGCATGTCTGTCAGAGTGAAAAAATGCAATTGAAGTTGGATAATCTTTTAATTAAGAAAATGGGTCAAGACTATATTATCCCATTGAGTGATATTTCGATAATTGTAGCAGAAGGAGGGGAGACTGTTGTAACTCTAAGGTTGTTAAGTGCTTTAAGTAAGTATAATATTGCCTTAATTGTCTGTGATAATGAGCACTTGCCTACAGGAATTTATCATTCTCAAAATGGCCATTTTAGAGCTTATAAAAAATTACAGGAACAATTATTGTGGACACAGGAACAAAAAGACAAATTATGGCAGATAGTTACTTATTTCAAAATAAACAATCAGCAAGATGTTCTTTCAATGTTTGAGAAGAATATTGATTGTATACAATTATTAGCGGAGTATAAAGAGCATATTGATTTTGGAGATAAAACCAATCGTGAAGGCCATGCTGCAAAAGTCTATTTTAATGAATTATTTGGAAAAAAATTCGTGCGCCTTACACAACAGGAAACGGATGTCATCAATGCTGGTCTAAATTATGGTTATGCTATCATGAGAGCTCAGATGGCACGTATTATTTCTGGGTATGGGTTAAATCCCTTAATAGGAATTTTCCATAAGAATGAATATAATCAATTTAACCTTGTTGATGATTTAATGGAACCCTTTCGGCAGATTGTCGATGTTTGGGTCTATCAAAATTTACGAGATGAAGAGTATTTGAAATATGAATTTCGACTGGCATTAACAGACACACTAAATGCAAAGATTCGTTATGGGAAAGAAACGTGTTCAGTGACGGTAGCTATGGATAAATACGTCAAAGGTTTTCTAAAATGTATTTCAGATAAGGATACTAGCAAATTTTACTGTCCGGTGGTTTCAAGTATAGAATGGAGTTAAGGAAATGAGGTATGAAGCATTGAGATTATTATGTTTTTTTGATTTACCGATGGAAACCAATCAAGAAAAGAGAGTCTATCGTAACTTTCGAAAAGACTTAATTGCTAATGGTTTTGAAATGTTACAATTTTCGGTTTATTATAGAACCTGTCCTAACAGAAGTTTTGCTAGTAAATTCTATAAAAAATTAAGTCAGAGTAATTTACCAAGTGGGAATGTCCGTTTGCTAGCAGTGACTGAAAAACAATTTTCTGAAATGGTTTTAATAATTGGTGGGAAAACAAAGCAAGAAGAAGTAGTCAGTGATAATAAGTTGGTAGTTATATGAAAATGAACATTAGTCATCCGTATAAGGATAATATTTCATTAAGTTTTGGCCAATTTACTCAAATTGTGGGACAAGATCAGCAACTAAAGTACTATATTTGGCAGATACTATTGTGGTATTTTGGAGGAAAAAAATATAGTGAGGAAGATTTAGTTCTATTTGAACAAAATGAGCCTAAAATACTAATAGACGATACAATGGTTTCCCGGTCAGAATTTAGTGTAATTCAAGTGTCCAATATCAATGATTTAATTGAACAAATGGAATATAAAAAAGGAACAGTAGCTTATGATTATATAAAGAAAAAGATTAATTCTATAGAGATAATGGAGCAAATCGAAAATATCAATGACAATCTAGATAGGATTTCACTTTTATTGAATCAGAAATTGAATCTTCAAATAGATGATATTATATATCATACTGAAGCAAAATATTTTAATACGGATCAATTAATTCAAAAAAATTTTTTACCATACTTTGGAAAAAATGATAAAAATATATCCTTTGAATTTGTAGACAATAAGACAAAGTTTTTATTATTTCTTTCCATGTTAGAAATTATAGCGACGAATAGTTCTAAAAAGTTTTTGCTTGTCTTACGAAATTTGGATGATTTTTTATCCTATAATGATTTTGTTGAATGTTGCGAGAAAATGGAGTTTCTGACTAATCATAGAGATTCAATATATATTGTTTTATTTCCTTCCAATGAAGGTTATCTTCATGTCACGAAAGAAGTTTTAGAGGAAATCAATATTGTTTCCGATTATGTTGATCATTTATATTCTCTAGAATTTATGTATGATCGCTTTATCAATCAGTATCCAATAAATCAAATACCTGATGAACAAGAATTTTTAACTTCTTTAAGAAAAACTGGATCCTATTTATTTAGCTCGGACATTCTCCACATGAGTTTATCTGTAGAAGATCAAGTAGCATTAAAAATTTTGAATAATTTGTATCAGTACAAAATGAAAACAAAATTCCGTATTGAATCAATCAATCCAATGTTATTGAAATATTTGGAAGAATAGTATTGACGAGTGAGATTTAAGGCTTTATAATGTTTTTGAGGGAACAAAAATCAAAATTGACGAATTTGAGGTTTTTGTACTCTCAAGATTTAAGTAACTGTACAACCACTGCTCTTTGGTGAGTAGTTTATCGAAGTTTTTGTACTCTCAAGATTTAAGTAACTGTACAACTTAGATTGTTGAATGAGCTTCTCTAGTTTGTTTTTGTACTCTCAAGATTTAAGTAACTGTACAACAATCATTTATTTAATTTTGTCAACGATTTTGTTTTTGTACTCTCAAGATTTAAGTAACTGTACAACTTCATCCTTAGGAGCAGTCTTTTTGCGACGTTTTTGTACTCTCAAGATTTAAGTAACTGTACAACAATTCCTCTGCAGGCCTTGTACGCATATCAGTTTTTGTACTCTCAAGATTTAAGTAACTGTACAACGAACTGCGCAATAGGATCGGTAATAATAGTGTTTTTGTACTCTCAAGATTTAAGTAACTGTACAACCTTCTGGGATAATGACTTCTGACAACTGACGTTTTTGTACTCTCAAGATTTAAGTAACTGTACAACTTTCATTGTTTTTACTCCTTTAATTATTATGTTTTTGTACTCTCAAGATTTAAGTAACTGTACAACCTAAAGGAGAACTAGCCGATTACATTGTAGAGTTTTTGTACTCTCAAGATTTAAGTAACTGTACAACCGCCAAACTAATTGAAATCGAAGACAATTTGTTTTTGTACTCTCAAGATTTAAGTAACTGTACAACCCATTGTCTCCGTAGTCGAACACTAATGCAGTTTTTGTACTCTCAAGATTTAAGTAACTGTACAACCGGGATTTCTATATCTGGATTTTAAAAAGGGTTTTTGTACTCTCAAGATTTAAGTAACTGTACAACAGCAGAGTATCGACCTATCAAATAAACAGGGTTTTTGTACTCTCAAGATTTAAGTAACTGTACAACCGTGCGAAAGTCTCAAGTCCTATTTCCCTGGTTTTTGTACTCTCAAGATTTAAGTAACTGTACAACTTTTACTTTAGGTGACGTGTAGATCTTAAAGTTTTTGTACTCTCAAGATTTAAGTAACTGTACAACTACAATCACAGCGACATCTAACAAGTCAGAGTTTTTGTACTCTCAAGATTTAAGTAACTGTACAACTATTGTGGCGGAAGTAGCTGCACACTACATGTTTTTGTACTCTCAAGATTTAAGTAACTGTACAACATAACGAATCACTTATGGTTGAGGAAGTAAGTTTTTGTACTCTCAAGATTTAAGTAACTGTACAACACTGGATATAATATAAGCCATCATCAGAATGTTTTTGTACTCTCAAGATTTAAGTAACTGTACAACTAGATACAATCGCAAACGGTGGAAACACGAGTTTTTGTACTCTCAAGATTTAAGTAACTGTACAACAAACCTCGGACACAAGGTCGGATAAAATGTGTTTTTGTACTCTCAAGATTTAAGTAACTGTACAACCGACCTTCCTACTTAATTTAGTAAGCGCATGTTTTTGTACTCTCAAGATTTAAGTAACTGTACAACAAATGAAGATCAAATGTGGGATGTCGTCGAGTTTTTGTACTCTCAAGATTTAAGTAACTGTACAACTCGCGCAGGTAACGTTTTACGCGACCCTTTGTTTTTGTACTCTCAAGATTTAAGTAACTGTACAACTATCTTGCTCCTTGTCTAAAATGTCTTGGAGTTTTTGTACTCTCAAGATTTAAGTAACTGTACAACGACCTCCCCTTCATTGTATATTAGACCTTGGTTTTTGTACTCTCAAGATTTAAGTAACTGTACAACTCTTTGTCTAATACTCGGTCATACATATACGTTTTTGTACTCTCAAGATTTAAGTAACTGTACAACCCACTAATGATGGAAATGTTGAATACGGTAGTTTTTGTACTCTCAAGATTTAAGTAACTGTACAACAACCCTTGACCGTTACTAAATTATTGACATGTTTTTGTACTCTCAAGATTTAAGTAACTGTACAACTGAAAGTCGCTGGTAAGAAACGATTAACTGGTTTTTGTACTCTCAAGATTTAAGTAACTGTACAACGTGTCGTTTTTCCTGTTTCGTGATTGTATTGTTTTTGTACTCTCAAACTTTAAGTAACTGTGAAACAGCCATTCAATTTATTGATTTACTCTTATTGTGATATCTTCCTAATAAAAACCGCTCAGCCGAGCGGTTTTCGTCTATTCTTACCTTTTTACAGTACCCACGTACGAATAGCATGGGCAACGCCGGATTCATCGTTAGATTTAGTGATGTATTTGGCGATTTTTTTGATTTCTGGATTTCCATTTTCCATGACA